CCATCAACATTGTTGTATATGGGGCCATACAGGGCCTGATAAATGACATCGTCGCCAACGCCAAATTCACCCTCGCCGTATTTGACAAGTTCCTTTTTGATTGCGTCAGTTGCACCATCCGGCACGCCTTCGGAGTTTTCCTCGACTGTAATTTTTGCCCATATATATACCTGAATTGGCCGGGAAAAACTGATGGAGTGCTCCGCGCCCTCAGAGTCTTCAACCGTTACTGTTTCTTCGCCGGTTGTTTCGATCCCCGCAGGCTTTGCCTCCCATAGCATATCCGCTACGTCTTGATCAGTACCGCCCGACACAACAGCTTCAAAGCTGTGCGGGGGCCTGCCGTCCATATCCTCTTCATCTGATCGATTCTCAATGATCGTCACCGCAGTTACATTGTCGACTTGCTGCAACAACCTCGCCCGGATTGCCGGGACTGTGCCTGCGCCCGTTACCTGTAGCGATTCCTGCCGCCTGATTCGCAGTTCTGCGTCTGTTTCAACCGCCCGCCCGGTCTGCCCATCGTCCGGATTGTCAACACTGTCCCACCCGCTTACGGGCGTTTCGATGTTCGTAAGTGCTCCGGCAAGGGCAATCACCGCACCCGATTCAACGGCCTGCATTTGTCCGCTGCCTTCACCTTCACTATCAAGTGTCACATCCTCGACAAGCTCAAAGATATCCCCATCGTCTGTGCTGGCCTCGCTGCCGGATGGTATCACCGTGCCAGGGTCGCCGGTTAAGTCAACCGACACGACTGTTTTTGTTGCATCAAGCCTTGATATTCCGGTAAACTGTACGGCACCGTCCAGGCTGTATCCTGCTGCACTGCGCGGATATTGGCTGGTATAGATAGCCTCAAGTGCATCCCAAAGCGAAGCTTCCCGTTCGGCTTGTATCGCTATCTCCTGCCCTATTGCTGATTCAGGACCGGTGTTGATTGCGCCATAAATAGCCCGTTTTTCGTCAATGATTTCTTGCCGGATCTCATCAAACGATGGGCGCTCAAAGCCATTTTCGGTTACGCCATAACTCATATTATAACCTCTGATTCAATTATTTCACCATCCGTTGCTCGTGCTCTAAAGCTGATCTCAATGCGCCGGGCCTCATTCTCAAAATCAAGATTCAACTCTTCCAAGGTGCGAATCCCTGGATCTCGGGTAATGACATCACGTAACAAAGATTGCAGGACTTCCGGCCTTACACGCTGGCCTAAAACGTCTTGAAGCCAAGGGAAGCCTGCCCGTGCATCTAAAAACCATTCCCCGCGCCATAAAGACAGCTTTTGCTTGATCCTTTGCGCCGTGGCCGGGCCATCTTCAACCAGCACCTTATCCCCGTTGCTGATCCTGATATCGCCGCCGTCTGTCAGCTCATAATCTTTCATTACTGCGGGCCTCCGCTCGTTCCGCTTCCCGGCACAACTCCGCCGTGGACATGGCTTTCAAGGGATATGCCGTTGCTCTTGATATCGCCGGATTCATTTTCAATTCCGTTGCTAAATTGTGCCGGACCTCCATCGCCCGCAGCTACGCCGGTCCAGGTAATTGACCCGTTTATTTTCACATTGCCATTTATTGTTGTGATGGGGCTTGTGATCTCTGTGCTTATACTTGCTGTGAGCTCCGCCGTTTCACATTCGGCAGACAGGTCCACAGTTTCCGCTTTGATTGTAGCAGATGTTTCAATTTCAGCATTGCCGCCGGGCTTTAAGCGTACATTTGAGCCGTCAAATTGAAGCAGCACATCATCATTGTTTTCAGACGGTGATTGATCAGCAAAAGAATATAGCCCAGGGATTGCAATGCAATCAGACAAACTATGCTTGCGTCTGTCATCCGGCGTTACAACCCCGCCTTTTTTGAGCCATTTATCAATACTCCGATCAGAAAATAGGAGCAAAACGCCATCACCGGATTTTACCGGCATTGTCAGGGACGCCCCTCCGGATCGTGGGAAAACTACCGGCACGCCTGCGACAACCGGCATTTCCTGTGATTGTCCATCCGCATACCAGCGATTGATTAAGGGCTTAACCTCTGCCCGCTGGATAGTATGATCGTATTTTTCCACGCGCCCAGGAATGCACACCCTGATCTCGGTTGACAGCACATCAAGGGCGCGTTGTATTGGTTCGGATAAGCTACGTTTCGACATTGTACACCTCTGCCTCAGTCATCCATTGTGCGCCCCTGGTATCACCCCGGTGTCTGACTGTATCGACTCGAAAGACGCCTTCAACCTCTCTTGATTTGATTTCCAGCCGGTCGCCAGGTACGATCTTTGGGTTGAGCAGGCAGCGAACGACAAAGCCTGAACCACGTTGGCGCTCTGTCTCACTCTCAGGATCGTCAAGCGGTTCTGGTGATGCAATCAAGCCAGTTGTCGGGGTTAATAGCACCCCTCGGCTCTGGTTTGGGTTAAATTTATCAAGCAGTTGCAGGTTTCGGTTCTGGATGCTCCAGCCGATACCAGCCTTGCGCGTCACTTGATTGAGCACATCTCCAACATTACCAGAAAAACTTACGCCTTCCTGATATACCCCACTGATCTCCACGCCGGTTTCGCGCACACCCAGGGCCAACTCGTCTGCAATTTTGTTTAACACCCGCTCCACGCTGGCCCCGGCCTCAAATGATAGATTGATCTTGCGATCACGCAAAGCCCTTGCACCGTCTCCGCACTCAACCGCTGTAATTATATCCGGTGGCCTGTGCTCAATGGTAGTGCGAGTGATGTCTGCAATGGCAAGCACGGAATAGCTGTCGCCATAACCCGCTTCAATCTGCGCTACCTGTTCGGGTCTTTTGATTCGCCGCCGTGATTGCTCCGATAGCCCGTAAATCTGTACATCTGCTGAGTTTATCTCGCTGCCCACGGTGCGGGTGACGCGGAAGGCAATGCGAAACCGCTCATCAAACGAGAAGCCGCTGTCACCTTCCGGGCCTATCGTTATGCGTGCGCACCTATTCCACAGCATGATCACTGCTCACATACACGAGTTTCATTGATCCGTCTTCGAAGCTGTCACGGCTTGGGTCTTCCTTGCGTTCGTTTCCGGGGGCCACAACGAATAACTCCCCGGGCGGCAAGTCTTTGTTGTGTTGATCAAAAAGCAATGGCCATCCAAGCACAAGCCGGATTCCAAATAACAACCTTTTACCGTCTGCCGTTTCGATATCAAGCAACCAAAAACCTGCCCGGCTGTTCCATGATCCGCGAAGCGTATATATTTCACCTTCAAGCTGCACATCCATGATCCAGCGTGGGCCGTTTGGAATAGGTATTGTCCGTATCGCCATTATTGACCCCCGAACAGATCAAACAAGACGCTTGATTGCTCGATCTGATCTTCTGCTGCTTCCGCAGTCTGGCTATCCGGCTGCTGTGCACTTTGTCTGCCAGCATCCCGGCGTGGTTCTACATCGTCTTTGATTTCCGGTTCTGCATTCGGCAATTGCGTTGTTTCGGCTTCTACAATCGTAACGTGTTGCAGTTCCAGGCTGAAACGCATGGACGCGGGCTGGTTGCGCGGCATGTTCAACCGCGTGATGATCATGTCCTGATACGTCTTGCGCCCGGTGACAACGGTCAATGGCTCCCGGCTATTGTAGGCGTCTTCCAGTGTTTCAAATGCTGATTGCGTTCGCCCGGATTGTGCCGCAAAAATAGCCGCCGGGGTGTCTGTGACATAGCCTTCAAGATTTACTGTTTCCGGCTGTAAAATGACGTGATCAGATATGTTGCTGCCATCTTCCACCGGCTCTTGGGTCACATCTGCTGTTCGCTGATGCTGCTCTTCGATGGTCAGATCGGCCTCAAACTCAACAATGCCCTCCAGGGCAAAGCCTGATGGTGTTCTGTTCCCAAAAAGAAAGTTGATTACAGACATATATTTACTCTACCGGCTGGAAGTCCCATAGTGCGCGCCTCAACTCCCTATCCCAATGTTGCCGAAACATCTCTTCTGATTGTAATGACAGAGCCTGTCGCTGTTCCTCGCTTGTGCCTGGAGGCACTTGCAAGACTGCCTCTGTACGGGCATTGACATTGATTTTCCTGCTGCTGGATTGCTCGGATTGACTACGGATAAGGCCCTGCCTCTCAAGATATTCCGATTCCGAGCGCTGATCCTGTTCCGGCAAGCCAAAAAACCGCCTAATCATGTTGCCGGGCAACTCGATAACTGTTCTTCCGATCTCTTTCACCTTTTCAATGAATTCTTCAATCTTTTCAACAATATCATCAATCCAATCACTGATACGATTTTTAAAATTCTTCCAAGATCCAAGCCATTGACCTATCAGTGAATCATTGTCATTGATCCAGTTATAAATATCCTCGAGGGCTAAAGCTATGCCCGTAAAAATTGCCAAAATACCTATTCTTTGCAGTGCTATCAGCCCGGCTCTCAATAACCCAACCGCTGCCACCACACCCCGGATTGCCTTTGCTATCCCCCATGCCCAGGTGGCCAACTTGTAGCCCAAAAGGGTAAGCAGGATTGTCCTGATAGTTTTCAGGGTTGTGTTCCAACCCAGTGTATTTTCAACTGCCATATCTATTGCATCAGTAAATTTCCGGACCACTGACCATACCCCGGATAACGTAACCCTGAGCCATGACAACGACCGTACAAATCCGCTTGTGATCCACTTGCGATTCGCCGCAAGCCATTCAAGCGTTGTGTCAACAATGTCCCGGAATACAGGCAATAACTCGCTTGCCACGGACGCGCCGATACCTTTAAACGCGGCCTTGAGAGTGTTAAACTCTTGGCCCAACTCACGCGCACGCTCAAGCGCACGTTCAGGTACAATAGCGCCCATCGTTTCTGCAAGCCTGCCCATGCGCTCGGTTTCGTCACGGCCAGCCGCCAGAAATTCGGTAAACTGTTCACCGGCCTGGCCGCCGAAAATTTCATCAGCTATCCGTTGACGTGCGGCCACATTGTCGACTTCCTGGATGCGCCGTTGGATAAGCTCAAAAAGCTGGGCAGTATCGCCGGATACCCGGTTTAATTCTTCGCCGGATAGCCCCAAGCGTTCAAAGGCTTCTGCCCCACCGCCGGCGCCGGTTTTTATAAACTCATCTGCTCTAAGGCTTGCCTCTTTAAGTCCGTCAATCAGGGCGTCGTTTGTGACGTTGTATCGAGACGCGGCAAATTGGAGGCGTTGTAACTCGTCTGTTGCAATGCCCAATCTGCGCGCCCATGAAAGTGTTTCACTTGAAGATTGGACAAAGGAAGATACAAGAGTGGTAGCGGCTGCCCCCAATGCGGCAACTGCAGTCGTAGCAACCATGGCGATCCTGCGCACAGATGCAAGCGCGTTATCATATTTCCGGGCCTGCTGAGTATCAGCGTTAAAGCCCAATCTTGTAATAAGCTCTCTTACCTGCATCTATTTGCCGCCTTTAGCGTATGCTTGGTGCTCGATGTCTGCCTGCATGTCGAGCAACGCATTTGCCTTGTAAATATCGGTCAGTGAATATGTTGCCCGTGGTCCGCTCAACTCGCCTAAAGTTGCCTTGCCATCAAGGACAAGTCTCCATATCGGCCACTCATCCTGTAGCGACTCGTCTAAGTCTCCCGGTAATCCTTGGCCTGATCCTTTCCGCCTGTATCGCGGACGCCAATAGCGCCCGCCAGCTCGAAAAAATCGCCGAAATTAACCTCCAGGATAAAGGCAAGCCCTTTATATAATTCGGCAAAATTGGCCGCGAAATGCTCGTTGAAAACCCGGTCCTGACTTATATCTTTGCCGTCCACAAAAGCACCATAGAGCATATCTCGGATAAGCTGCGGGGTGTCGTTGTCGATGCGGTCAATCAGCGTATTTGCAATGGCCGAGACATCCGCGTCCATGATTTCTTGGTTTGATCCAACAACCTGTCCAACTACCGGGCCGATCACTTTGGATAGACGCGCCTGCATGCGTAGGCCGTGCATTCCATCCCAGGGATATACTTCCCATTCATGGCCGTTGATTATTTTCTTTTTAGCCTCACGCGGCATCAGTCATTCTCCTGTGCAGAGCTGCGGTCATTGCCGCCCACAAAAGAATCAATGCGGGCACAATCCATGACCCATTCACGTTCGCTGATTTCCTTGCCGAACTCATTATCGGGCATCTGCTGCACCCAGGCTGCGCTTACGGAGTGAATTGTTCGCCCGCTCGTGTCTTTGATCAACACCGGGACCACGCCTTCGTTGCTTTGCTCATCAGCGATCATAAACCCGGACAGAACATCATTGCTTGGGCTTGTCTGCTTGAGCGTGATCGTAATTGTGCCGGACTTGTTGGCCGATTTGCTCCGGCTTGTCGTCCCATCTGCACCAGTCACTTTTGTAAATGCCTGCTCGTCACGCGAAACCGTGACAAACGTGCCATCTGCAAAGCCGGACATTGGCACACCGCCAACAATTACCCGGACCTCATCACTTGCGTATGTATATACTCCTGCCATTTTTATCTCCTTACGGTTTCACGGTTCCCCGGATTTCAACAGAGTTGACGGCCCCTACATATGTGGCCTCAAAGGTAATGTCAGGATAATGCCGTTCGCTGCGGTCTGTTGGGTCTTGATCCTGCCAACGCGGTACAGTCACGCTGTAATCATCGGCAATGACTCCCCGGTCAACCGCAATATCCAGACGCCGCCTGACAACCTCAGATTCGATAATTTCCCCGCCGCCGACATACGGGATACGGTCAACGCTTGCCTGATACGCTACGTAGTCTTCCTGCATCCGCTGTTGCAGCCAATCAATGCCGCGTACAATGTCCAGGTACATCCCGGCTTCAGATGTGTAGCCGCCGTAAGTGACTGCATTGCCCGCCACGCGGTCATAATAATTACATCGCTTGCCGCGGAGAGCCGAAATTTCGCCAGAGGTAAAGCTGCCAGTTGTGATACCAGACAGAGTTTTCCACGCCCAATTAGCCGTGCCGGGGTCTTTAGGCAGCATATGGGCGAACCATGCCGCATCCGGATATTCACCTGTTTCAGCGTGATAAATAATGCCGGTTCTGGACAGATCCTTTTCCAGCAGGGTGCTTGCAATATCGTCCTCGTCCTGCGCATCCAGAACGTCTGATTGATCCGTCACGGCGATAAAAATCTTTTGCCGGGCCTCGATATTGCCGGCTACTTCCTCGATGATAGCCGAATCCCTGGACTCAATGGCCAGCGCATACCAGTCATTGTCAGTGTCGATTACATCCCCGATTGCATCTGTCCAGTCTGTCGGCTCGGTATCAGTGTCGGACTTATGGGCGATTTTGAGTCGAGAAAACCCCTCGTCTTTGCCCGCAGCAAAAGCAGCTTCAGCGAATTTGTACGGCTCGGAGTCCGTGCTATACCCCGCGTCCTCTACTTCCTCCAACGATCCGTAAATTGGGCTTACCGTGCCGGGATCTTTTGTTGAATCTTCAGTTAAAAAAAGCAGCGTACCGAATCCCTCGCGGGTCACGGTCTGCGCTTCGTATGTTACAATGATATCAGCATAGTCTCGTAATGCCATAATTATACCTCGCTTATTTGCGTGTTTTCAAAGTCGGTATCACGTACCGATCCAGTTATTTCAATGGATTCAATCAGCCCAACGTCTTCAATCAGTTCTTTTGTGGTCCCGAACCGCACATCGAACACCGCCCGTGGCTCCCACTGCGAATCAAGCAGTTGCGGCACATCGGACAACAGTTCATAGCCTCGAACAGCCCACCCCGCATCTGCCAAGTCTTGACGCACTGTCACAAGCTCCAGCGAATCCCGTAGATCCTCTGCCCTTTCAAGGGCCGCCCGCGGGTCAGCCGTGTCAGTCGATTCATAGACCTGCACACTTACCGTTGCTTCCCGGTCTAGCCACACCTGGCGTTCCCCGTTTGCACCCACTTTGCGATACACCGGCTCCCCCACGAGGGCCACATCGGTTATTTGCAGCGTGCAATATGGCCGAACAGGTCTCGGGGCATTGGGGTGCATCCAGATTGTTGTTAACCCGGTCTGATCTGCTACCCATTGCCTGATTGCATCGCTCATTCGGAGATCCTTGTCACGATGGTTCGATGGTGATTGATAAGGTTGTTTTGCCACGGCTGCCGGGCTGTTGCTTCGTACCGCTGGCCGTCAATTTCAACTATATCCGCGTTGGTTTCTTCCGACTCGTCGATGATTCGTAGCGCCTGGCTCGAATACAGCGTAAAAGCCTGTCGCTCCCTCCGGCCCTCCGGTAATCGCTCTATGTCATCGGGGCTTGTCGGCTGCACACTGGCCCGGATGGTCAATGTTTCCTCGCTGCCTGGCTGCCATACACCGTTAACATATTGGCCGGGTTGCTGCCGGATAACGGTCAATGATCTGCGGAAGACATCAAACATCAATCAAGCTCCCAATCTATTGAACGGCGTAGCTGACCATTGTCGATAAGCGGATTACTGCTGCCCTTTGCCTCGATAGTCGATGGCGCATTCGGCGGATCGTCAAGGGTTGTCATATACTCCTGGATCTGTCCTTTGTGGTGCTCACCCAAGATCTTCAGAGCATGCACTGTGTCGAGCTTTCCACGCAATATCTGTGCAAGTAGGCGGTCTTTAAATTTTCCAAGCTCACGCCTTTTTGAGTCGTAAGATCCGCGAATAAACGGGCGGGCTGGGATGTTCTTGGTCCCGAACTCGTTATAAATAGCAATGTCAATCATGCTTTGTCCATCATTTCGTTCAGCATCGCCAAGAACACCGACCTTCACCCCGCGCCTTTTCATGGCCCGTGTTTCACGCAGGATACGCTTCCAGCCCATATCGCGCTCTATGACTTTGTTTTTCTTCGCCATTATACAAGCCTCGATCTTGCGCCCACGACCAACGACCGCCGCAATTGCTTAAACTCTGCACCGCAAGTCGTGTGATCAAGTGATGCATCACTTGATACGGCAGAATAATTGATTGACAACTGGCCCTCTTTAACTCCGGCCACCTGCCCTGCCGATCCGTCACGTTTGGATAGCATAATGATGTGACACGCCATAAGAGCTACCGCATAATCGTATTGATCCCCGAAAGCAGACTCCGAAACACGGCCCTGGGCAATCTCGATAAAACTATCCAGGGTTGCATCGTCATAATCATCCGCGCTCGGAAGCAGTAGCTTTAGCGTGTCTTTTTGGCTCATTATTCGCTATCCTCTGCGGCCATTGCATTAATCCGCTCGATCTGTTTGTTGGCGGCATCGGCCACGGTCTTGCGGCTGTCTTCTGCCAGCTCCCGCAGCCGGGTCATGTCGTACAGGTCAGGCATATCAGCTACCAGTTCACGAGCTGTCGGGGCCGCTTCTTCCGGCTGTGCCACCGGCTCAATGATGCCTTTCTTAATCCAGTTCATGGCGATTGGATTTTTTTCAATCTGCTGCCATTTTGCCGGATCAATGTAGTTAATGCCCGGCAGGAATCGCACACCTGCGCAACTCCTGATCCGGGCCTCATTCAATTTGACTTTGACCATGATTAAATGCCCTCGGCTATACGCATCGACAATGGATAGTATACAATTACGCCAGCGATCCGGCTGTGGCAAGGCACCACAAATGCCAGGTTCCGCTCCTGCACGGGGAACTGCTCGAACATCTGCGGCATTTCCAGGGTCAGCTTGTCGGGATCGTTGTTGTAGGCGATCATAATATCGCCGGTGAAGGGGTTGCTGTCCAAATTGTCATCAAGCTGCGAACTTGCCAGCTCGTTGGCCCATTCCACGCGCTCAATGAACGGGTTATTCTGGATAAAATACTCCAGAATGGTGGTGTCCGTTCCATCGGCGGCCCTGGTGCTGGCAATTTTGGTATATTGCTTGATCGGCAGCGCAACAGTATTCGGTTGTTCGGCTCCGTGGGTGTCTTCAACGATAGTGTTCGCCAAGTCGTTCAAGTCCCGGAGGATCTGTTCAGGGGTCTTTTTGTCAAATTCAGTATCACCGCCAGCCTCACCCAGGGCTTTGCCGCCATCATCGACAACGGCAGAGCTTGGAATGTTGGTATTGGTCAACCATCCCTGGAGGCCGTTTGCGTCATCGCCAAAGAAAGCGATCTTGTTCCAGGCTTCACGCTGCGCTCTGGCGGCTGCATTCGCCTTGCGCTGTTCCAGGTTGCGCCCGGCCATCTGTGCGTTTCGGACTTCCTGCACGGAATAGCCGTAGGCGTTGCCGATGGATTTTACACGGGCAACAAACTGCTTGCCTTTGACATCGGCACGGGGCAGATCATCGGCGTAGTTGGCGATCACCTTGGCGATGCCGGTCATATCGAACTGGTTATAAACGATGCTTTCCGCACCGGCTTCGGCTTCGGAAGATACCGGGAGCAGCTCAAAAGCCCGCAGGGGTGCGCGGATCACATCATAAGCCTGTCCCTTCACATGTTCGAGTTGCCGGGCAAAGAACATGGAGCTGGATTCACCATCAACCCGGATTCCCATTTCATCAAGTGCTGTCATCATGCTCATCTTATTTACTCCTTATTTTGTCTTGTCATTGTTACGGCAGGTTGATTTCGAGCACCGCAAGCTCACCGGAATCAGCAGAGGTACGGAAAACACCGTTTGCCGAAAGGTTGTCTGTATCGACATTGGTAAACTTGCCTTCTTCGCCATCGGTCAGCACGTCAACGTAAGCGTCTTCATCGGCGGTCACGTCAGCGGTCACTTCAACCCATACCCGGCCCTTACGCAGCACGGATACCGTGTCTTTGTCCCGGTATTCTGCACCATCGGTCAGCTCTTCGCCCATTGTTGCCGACTGGTTCATGTCCTGCGGGATGCTGTGCGTAAACAGGGCAACGCCCCGGAAAGTTTCAGTATCGGCAGACGCTACGGCCACCTGCTTTTCCGCATCGGTCCCGGCAACCACGGCCCGGCCAAACGGAATAGCGCCTTCAGCGGCCTTGGACTCCACGTAGTCATACATGACATTGACTTTCTGCCCGGCTTGCCCGGCTGCCATGTTAAAATCGTAACTTGTCTGGCTCATCGTTTATCCCCCTGTTATTTCTTGTCTTTTTTGCGGTACATGTTCTTGATTTCGTCTTCGGCTTCGGCTTTCTTGTCGGCCAGAGACTTTGCACCCTTGCCATCGGTTACAGGCTGCTGTACCTGCTGCCGCTGTTTTGCCATCGCATCACCGTATGCCTTGTGGGTATCCAGGGCGGCATCGAAACGGGCCCGGACATAGATATCCGATGCTTCGGCAAGGTCAGCATCAGCATGAACAGACTTTACAACGGCCTCCTGTATTTCCCTGTCTGACATATCGCCGATCTTTTCAACTGTCTCAGCATCAAGAACCGCATTTGCTTTTCTTTCAAGATCAATCCGGGCCTTGGCCGCTTCCTTGATCTTCTCGTCGGACCGCTCTTCCTTGAGCTTAGTCAGCTCGGCCTCTTTTTCGTCCAGCTTGGCCTTGTCTGTTTCGGCGTCCTGCTTGGCCTGGTCAAGCTCTGCCTTTGTTGCCTGCATCTGTTCATCCAGCTTGGCCACATGCCTTTCCACCTCGGGGGGCACGGCATATTCAATACCGTCAACCCGCAGCATCACTGTTTTGTCACTCATAATTTCATCTCCGTCTTGTTTGATTTCTGTTTGGGCCACCATTACTGCATCGGCAGCGTCAAGGTTTAAACGGGCAGCCTCGCCCGCGCGTGCTTGTTGCACTATGGCAACATGGTTGCCTGTGATTTGAGTCTGTACCGCGTCATAGACTTCGCCGTCATATTCCCCGGCTTCATCCAGCACTTCGGACATATACCCGGCAGACAACTGAACAGCCTCTCCGCCTTCGATCCGCTGGATAGTTTCGGCATCCGTTATGGTGATTGGCATTACAATCCATCGGCCATCGACGTGGATGTTTTCCCCTACATGGCCGACTGACAGTCTCTTGGCGTTTTCGGCAGTAACTATCTTTTCAGGTGGATGGCCCATTGTGACAGGTAAATTTTTGAAGCTATCAAGCGTACGCTTAGCAAAAGCCTCTTCCGGCCTCCGTAGCTCCCACCGTATCGTTCCATCCCCGTTCTGATATGCCTGTATGCCTATCCGAGCTACGCGGGCCATACCGGTGAGATACCCTTCATCCGTGCGGCTCATCCGGGGGGCGTCGGAATAGTCGATTCTCAGAACTTGCTTGTTTTCCATGCTTTCGATCTCCAAACAAAAAAGGCCCGAACCCCCTTTAAGAGGGAACGGGCCTTCGTTTTGATACGTTGGGCCGCGCCTATGTACGCTGGTTTTCATGCATCAAATCATAGTTTTTTGCGATTGTCAAGTATTAATTCTATCCTGTTTCGATCTTCCGCATTCCCGGCTTGGGAGGCTTATAGACCGGCGTCGGCTCGATCTTGCATGGCAGCCCCGTGGGGTCAAAGTGAATCGTAACCCGCCCGGACTTCTGCTCGTCGTAAAACTGCCGAAGAAATGTTTCAACCCACCGCCTGCGCCGTTCATAGATCCCGGTCATCAGCTCTCCTCGATTTCCCGTAAAAGTTCTTCTGTGGCGGCCCTCTGGCTGCACCTGCAGTTGATAGCGTCTCCGGGCAATTCTCCGTCCGGCGGATTGTCATAATCATATATCTTACCGTGCCGGGCCTCATGGCTATCTCGTACACGCTCATCTGTTGACGTGATCCACTCAAATTTTGTAATGCCGATCTCTTCGTTCCGGGTCTTTGTGATCTGGCTATAAAGCTGACCACATTCTGTTCTGGCTATGCGCTCTGCCCTGAAATGCCCGTTACCGGTTTGCTTGTTGATCATGCGCGTGATATCTCGGATATTCGTTCCGCGTCTGACTTCACGCTGTAGGATGCCCTCAACATCTGAGACAAGATCGTCTGTTAGCGTGCGGATTAGCCGCGAATTGCTGGCAATCCAGCTATCTATCTTATCATCAATCGGCTTTGTAAATGTTGGAGACACACCCATCACGGCCCGGAATTGTCGACTTAGATCATCCTCACTAAACTGCTCAAGCTCTTTTGCAAGCTCGGGGATCTGTTCCTCTAGGCTGTCAAGCTCCCGGTCAATGGCGGGTCTTGTCGCGGCCATCATTTCAGCTACCCGTTGCGGCCACCCATCGGCCCGGATACCATCATCACGCGTTCCGGCCTCTTCGAGCAAGCCCTTGATATTCGGCTTTACCTTGTCTTGTATTTCACGCTCGATTGCACGCACCAGGTCACGCAGCCTTGCCCGGTATTTGCGCCTGATCCCCTCCGGCCTGCGGGGGCGGGGCGGCTTGCGCATCAATCCCCGGCGGCCCTTATCAGCCATGCGCTGCTTGGCGGCCCGGATTAGCTGTTCACGGGCGGGGGTCTTTTTATCGTCAGCGCGGGGCTTCACTTCGTTTCCCAGCCCACAAGGTTGTCAAACTTTCTCGGCACTTCAATGACGGAATCGGCTATCCTGTTGTTGATCTCCCAGGGACCGAAGCGCGCCACTTCTTCACCCTTATAGTCGAGCGCTATCATAATCTTGATCGGCCTGTTTGTTACGACTGATATATTCAGATGCCTGGTTGTGGTAGGGTAGCAGGACAAATACACGCCTTCGTCTATCTCGTATGCTTCAGCGTTGCATACTTCCTGTGACGACTCCTGCCGGGTGCGCTCAAACCCCAAAGCCGGTGCTGCAATAACGATAACGATCAATGCTATAATCAGCTTTTTCATGCGTCCTCCATCCCCGTATCAATGCCATGTTGTTCAAGCGTCCTGCTCCCAGCCTCCACGGTAATCAATCCGTAATCAAGGGCCGTTGCGGTTGCTTCAGTGATGGTCTTTGCCGTTGTTGCCCGTTCCTGCTCGGATGGCTGCCAGAGTGGGCAGGGTTCAATCTTGCGATCATCCGGTATACTGCCGGCTGACAAATCAAGTAGCAATACAATGCGTTCCACTGCCGGTATCATCTTGTCCTGCTGCTCGGATCGTACCGTGTCATACCAGTTCGTAAGATCAGATTCCCCGGTTGCGTTCTGCCCCCCTGGAGACCGCCCGAAAAGCCGGGTTTGAGGTATGCCGGTACATGCGCTGATATTGTGCTTGAGCTCTTCGAGCAACTTATCCATACCTGCCACGCTCGATGCCTGCTTACTGTATGTCTCCATTTCAGCGTCAATGAGCCGGATGTTGAGCATGGACTGTGACAGGCCAAGGATTTCAAGGCGTTTGCGGACTATTTCTTCCTGCCCGGATGCGATCAAATCAGACAAGTTTTTCATGCCCAAAACTGGTGTTACAAAATCCCGGATGATATTTGACACGCCGCCCATTGCCTCGGCATACCTTGAAAGGCTATCGGTCACACCCTGCAGCTTACTGTCACCCCACCCGTTATTTTTCTGGCGCACGCGATCCGGCACATCTTCGCCGTCAAACCACAATATCCGCGACTCATGCACTTTGTAGGAGGTCCCGGAAATCGGCTGGACGGTGACATATTCCGGCTTGCCGTATTTCTCGGACATCGGATCTTGATACAGGTCTTGCGTGGTATAATACACCTGCCAGCTGTCATATACATGGGCAAAATATACACCCCGAACCCGGCTACCTACCGGCGTGTCAAGGTTGCGACCATCATCAATGCCAAGAACAATAATGGCACCCCCGTACAGCCCGGCCCACCGGAGGGCCTTATTGACCTGCTGTTGGGCGTGGATATTTCGGAGCTGTTGCATTCGCGCCTGTCCGTCCTGCCCCGATACCGTTACCCATTCGCGGGTCATGTCTTCTGCCGGAACATCAACTATCCTGCGGCCTATGCCATCGCTGCGGTAAATGCGCTCAACATAGGTTTTTGGCAAGCGCATGGTTGCCCCTGGCTCACTGTAGCTTGTCGGGTCGTGCTTTGTGCCGAAACCGGATAGCAGGTTTTTCCAGCCGTCTGAACCTATTGATTTAATTTTATTCATACTGTCCTCACATCTGTGTTAACCCGGCAATGCCAGCGCCCCAGTCTAACAGCTTCGCAAAAGCCCCGGCTGCCGCATCTACTTGATCCTTGTATTGTCCAGCCGGAAAAGTCTCATGTTCGCCCAAAAAGGCCCGGTTCCATTCTGCCCGCACAAGATACACGTTACCGCCCTGGACCTGTGCTGCATACGGTTCAGCCCGGCTTTCCTTGTCGCCTGTCACCCTGTCTGCCCGGACGTTGAACCCGGCAAGCTGCCGGATCGTATTTTCGGCTGACTCTTTACCGCCACTGCCCGGCTCTTGCTCTACCCATACGGCCACACCATAGCCGTCTACCTGCGCTGTTTGCTTGATCCTACGCTCACGTTCCAACGCGCCCCATTGCCCGCGCTGAACGTCTGATATCACGAACGTACCATCTTTCGATCTGTGCATCAACACGCCTGCTGTATACGCCCCACCGTCTCGTGTGCCTGCCTTATCCCAGTATCTAATACTTGCCGATATCTCTTTTTTTGCCGGATGGTGATCTAATATACCAAATTTATCAACGGGGAACATGCCGCCGCCTCTTGGGGCTGGGCGCTGTTGGTAAAGGGATGCCCATACGTATTCGCCTACCGCTTTTCTGATTGCCTCAAGTCGCTCAAGCGAATATCTTTTCGGGTGTAATGCTTCCCCTTTTTTGCGATATTCTTCATCGCCTTCAGCTATTGCCGGGAATCTTAACACGCGCCACTGATCGCCATCGGCCTCCTGAGCATCGAGCAAGCGCCCGCATAAATCATCCTCGTGCCACCGGGTCATAATAACCAGCACGCCAGCTCCCGGAGACAGCCGGGTATATGCGGTCGACGTGTACCACTCCCATATTGACTCCCTGCTCCGGACTGATCTTGCCTGCTCTGCGTCTTTGATCGGATCGTCAATGATTAAAATATCGGCACCCATACCGGTAATACCTTGGCCTACACCCGCGCCCCTATAGCTGCCGGAGAAGCCAACTATTTCGAATATTTCGCTGTTTCTTAGATGGGTACCTTCGAATGTAGATCGAACGGTCTTACTGTTAAGTCTGATATCGGGGAAAGCGTATCGGTATGTTGCGCCATCTATGATCCGTTGCACGTCACGATTAACCCTTGCCGCTAAATCGCTGGCATATGACGCGCCGATAATTGACAGGTCTGGGTGATTTGCAAAAGCCCAAGCAGGAAAGTGTTTTGACGCAAGCTCTGTTTTGCCATGCCGGGGTGGAACCATGAGCATCAACCGGGGGGATTTTTTGTCTATCACGTCACGGAAAAACGATTGAAGCTCGTCTGCGATAACATGATGTATCCATCCGGCTTCATAATTTGGAATATTGGCCTGGACTAACGCAAGCAGGTTGCGACGGTAATACTCACGCTCTATCGCCTGACACTCCTGCTCACTTATTTCTGTTGCCGTTGCGGGCATCCATTAACTCCTGAAGGGCTTGGTCTGAAAGTTTGCTTGCGTCTATTCGCGGGGTCATAGTGCCATCGCTTGAGGAAAGATCTACCTTGTCAGTAAACATCTTTAATTCCTTGCCGAGCAGCTCTAATGATCCTTTCTTGTCCCATGTCTTGATCTTGTGAACGTATTCAACTTCTCCCTCACCGAGCGAACGCGTAACAACTTCCACAGAAGACACCGCAGCGGCCACCTCATCATCCCATTCTTCAGGGCGCTTGAGTCGGCCGTTTTCATCAAAGATGTTGCGAATATCCGAAAAACCGATTCTTGCAAGCTCCCTGCGTATATCAGCAGCTTCAATCCTGGCCTCTTTGTGAATTTCTGCTAACCCTTCGGCTATAACATCGCTAATGCTAGTTTTTGTTAGTAATTTAGATGCATTAACGCGGGCAGATTCATCTCTCTTGCAAGTCTTATAAGCTGCCTTATACGCTCGTGTCCCGTTGCGGTCTTTTAAATATTCATCCACAAATATTTGCTGATTTTTAGTTAACTGTTGCCTTCCCATCTCAATCCTTCGCTTTTCATTTCTTTAACCGTGTCCACAAAATCCCTAAAATGTCAAGCATTTTATTGTGTTACCACTCCCGGTATTCCGCCTCCGGCTTCCTTTAATTAAATTCTTCCGTTTTCCATCCGCCCCCGTGCTTCTTCGGCAACTTCTGGACGGCCACAATCCGGAACGGATACTTTTCAGCCGCAACTTTCATCTTCACCCTTGCATCATCTTCCCAAAACCCGCCTTTAACCTCATGGGCCTCAAGCTCGCCCTGGGCGTTCATAATGAAGAAATCCACCGTCAGCCATGTCTTTTTCGCCAGTTGGAGCTTTATGGATTCATAGGCATACCATAAAATATCCCCGGCATGTTTGGCCGCTTCAAGAACCGCAGCATATTCTTTTTCCGTGTTGTTCATCTGGCCTGGCTCTTTACGGTGCCGGCCGCCCTTAGCTATTGGAAATTTTCGTGCCACCTGGATTGATGCTATTTCAGTCATTTTCACTCCTCGATTAATGCGGTGTCCTGTTGTTCGCGGTTTTCCGCTCCTATCCCGGACACGAGTTTCTGCAGCCGTTCCGGGGCCGTCAGCCTCTGCACATACTCCACGTTCTCCGGGTTATTTGCATAACTCTGATATGCTTCCACAAACTCTTTTCTCCACCACTTGATTTCATCTTCGAGCACAGTTGATGCCCACCGGCTCCATTTCCATCGAGTTGACATTAGGTGGTCTGTGACTGGATCTAAAAACTTTGGCTTAACGCGGCTGCCATTCTGCTGGAGCGTCACCAGTACCACATCGGCTTGCACTTGTGCGTTGTCCCTCTCGGACCCAAAGATGTATTTCCGGAACTGTCCATAAGTGGGCATCTTTGGAAATTCTGCATTTTGCATGATCTTTATTGCGGCTTTTCGAATCTGATCAATAGTGACCCCATCAGACTCAAAACATCGAAGCCACATCTTGACGGTGTATTCATCTATGGTATCCCCAAAGTTTCCGGCCAAGCCGAACATAATTTCTGCAAGCTCGTTAAATTCACTGGTTTCCATAAAGATCCTCCCTGACTTTTTGCAAAACACGAAGATTGTGCTTCTGCTTCGGACTCATTGTCGCAGTTTTTTCGTTTCCACCAGGTGGGTAACGGGCATTACCCCCTCGGTCCTGTTCTTTTGCAAGCCAGTTGGTGATATGTTTCCGGATCCCGGATTTTGTTTTTTGTTTTTTTGGGTTCGATATGTTCCATTGCCGGATATTTTTAAGCTCCTGCAAAACTTCAACTGCAGGATAAGCCTCCTGCCATTCATCGATGTCTGACTGGTAGACCGGGTGTTCGTCTTTGGAAATCAGTGGAATTTTTAAAACAGGATCTTCCTTGAGCGGGCCGGCCGGCTCGGAGGTGCTTGGCAGCTCCGAGCAATCTTCTGTATCTGAGTCTGTATCTGAGTCTGTATCTGAGTCTGTATCTGAGTCTGGCTTCGAAGGGCCTTCCAAGGGGCTTCGAAGGGGCTTGCCGTTTCTCCGCTTTTCGATATGAAAAGCCTCCCCGTATTTGTCATAAAAATCTTTTAAAAACGGGTTTTTAGGAAGCTCAGCATACTTCTCATTGATCCATCTGACCCGATTATCCCCAGGCTTGAGCTGTTTTCCGATCTGATATTTTGCCATTTCATAGACAAAAACCACCTCTGAGGCCTCATCATAGGCGCAAAACCCCCCTTCGATGAGGCTTCGAAGGGCCTTCGAAGCCCCTTCTAAGGGGATGCCAACCTCGTGTGAAATCAGTATTTTGGGTAGGTAATACAAGCCCAGGGCGTTTCTGTGTGGGGAAGATACAAGGTAAAGAGCTACAATTTGGGCTTCGATGCCTCTTTGACGTATCTTTTTCCCAGTCTCTCCATTCCAGAATGTTGGAGCTATCGCAGCATATTGACTCATATTATCACCCCACCTCCGCCAAAAAACACCCCATCAGCATATTCCACAGGATATATATGGTCTATTTCTAGTTGAGCATCTCTGCCTGACGCGCCGCAGGCAATTTCTTGGTCATCTATTAACGCAATACATTTTGCAGCTTCAGACAACGGTAGTTCTGGCGGGTTGTCATTTAATACAACCGTGCAAGGCTTATCCCGTAAATCGTCGAGGCATCGGAGAAACGGGCCAAGGTTTTTATTCATGTTGCCCTCCAATGTTAAGGGTTAAAAGAATCCCGCCCTTCTCTACAACGGCACACTCAGACTGGCATGCTGCCCGCTTACGAGCCGGGGTTTGTTTACTCCGCCAGGGCGGATGGCGGTTGTTTGGCTCAAACTCAAACACCTCAGCCATCCTTACGGTTTTAGATACCGGCCGGGCAGTCAGAATATAATGCAGGTTTTGGCGGCTTATCCCCAGTTGCCGGGCCAGCCATGCCTTGGTTTTGCCCTGGCGTTCAAGCTCTTTCTGTATTTTTTTGGTATTCAAGATTAGTTTCATGGTTCCTGAATACATTAGGCTTTTGTTGAGGTCAATAGCTTTTTTTACCTTTGCGTTAAAGCGCAATTATATTTTTTTAAACCTGTAAAATTATTTCTTGCCATGCCCGTAAAAGTGGGGTATATTAGATTCAAAAGCTGGCAAAAATAATAACAAAGGAGCGCAATATGAAACCCATCAAACTCAACACCCTGCGGCTTAAAAATTTCAAAGGCATCAAGTCTTTCACGCTCGATGCTACCGGCCAGGACGTGTCCATCTACGGCGACAACGCCACCGGGAAATCCTCGCTCATGGACGCCTTTTTCTGGCTGTTGTTTGACAAGGACAGTCACAACCGGGCGGACTTCGACATCAAGACCATAGAGGCCGGCGCCACAAAACACGGTCTGGATCACGAGGTTGAGGCCGATCTTTATGTGGATGGTCAATCGGTCAGGCTGAAAAAAGTCTTTTCGGAAGAATGGACAAAGAAGCGCGGTGCTGCAAAAAAAGAGTTTACCGGCCACACAACCGCGTACTTCATCAATGACGTACCGGCCAAAAAAGCCGACTACACGGCCAAAATCAAAAAGATCATCGACGAAGAAACGTTCAGGCTGCTCACAGATCCCAGGTACTTCAATACGGTTTTGCACTGGCAGAAGCGCAGGGAAATCCTGCTTTCGGCCTGCGGTGACATATCGGATCAAGACGTTATCGCATCCAGCAGCGAGCTCAAAAAATTACCAGAGATCTTGGGCGACCGGACCCTTGATGATCACCGGAAGATGATCGGAGCCCGGCGCAAAGAGGTCAACAAGGAATTGGAAAAATTGCCGGTCCGGATTGATGAAGTCACACAGGGCATGTCTTACTTCCTTCCAGACATATCCGAAATTGATCCAGGCCAGATCCGGAAAAACATTGAGCATCACAAGTCTGAAAAGGCCGATGCCGAAGCCGAGATCACCCGGCTTGAATCCGGGGGGCAAGCCGCGGAACTCAAAAAACAGCTTTCTGAGGTCGAATACAAAATCCAGGAAGAAAAAAACAGATTTGCAAGTGATAAAGCCCAAAAGCTCAACGCGCAGCGGGTGGAGTTAAATCAGGCAAAGACCGACGCAAACCGCCTTGAACATGAGATCGGTGCAAACCAGACCCGGATTGCCGAAGCCGAAAAAGAAATCCAGGCCCTTGAAGCGCGGGCCGGTGATCTCCGGAAGCAATGGCATGAGGTAAACAGCCGGCAGTTTTCAGCAGATGATACCTGCCCCACATGCGGTCAGGCCATGCCGCCTGAAATCATCGATCAGTCCAGGGCAAAATTCAACCAGCAAAAAGCCGCGGAGCTTGCCGAAATAACCAAAAAAGGCAAGACCGCAAAGGCAGAAACAGAGCAATGGCAGGAAAAAATCAAGGCATGGAAAGATCAAATCAATTCAGCCCTGGAAAAGATTAACGACCTGCAGGATTTCCAGGAAAAAGCCGAGGCAAAGATCAAGGAGATCGAAAGCACAGGGCTGGCCGAAACTGGCCTGGAGTCGCAAAAGGCCGAACTGGAAAAGCAGATCGAACAAATCAGCGCCGGCGACAACTCGGAGGCACTTGCAAAGGCCCGGGAAAAGATCGCCGTCAACGAAAAGCAGATCGAAGCCCTTAACAACTCACTGGCCCGATTGGACCAGCACAAGCAGGCCCAGGCCCGGATTGAAGAACTCAAAGCCCAGGAAAAGAAACTGGCGGCTGAATATGAGGACATTGAAAGCCAGATTTACATGACCGAGCAGTTTGTCCGGGCAAAGGTGAATATACTGGAAGAAAAGATCAATAGCCGCTTTGCCGCGGCAAGGTTTAAGCTTTTCGAAGAACAGATCAACGGCGGGCTGGAAGAAACCTGCATCGCGTTGATCAACGGCGTGCCTTATCACTCGGCTAATAACGCTGCACAGCTAAACGTAGGGCTGGATATTATCAACGCACTGTCAGATTATTACGGGTTCACGGCACCCATCTGGATCGACAACGCAGAGGCTGTGACCAATCTGGCCGAAACCGAATCACAGATGGTTAAGCTCGTGGTTTCCAAAGATCATCCCAAACTTACAATTTTCAAGGAGGAATCATGTCAGAACAGAAAAGCATCGTAAAAAAGCCGGTTGACCGATTAAAACAGGTTATTCAATCACCCTCTGTCCGTGAACAGTTTTCAAACGCCATGGGCGAAAACTCAAGCCTGTTTGTGTCCAGCCTGATTGACCTGTATGCCAGCGACAAATACCTGCAGGAATGCGAGCCGGGCAAGGTGGTAATGGAAGCCCTGAAAGCTGCCACGCTCAAGCTGCCTATCAACAAGAGCCTGGGTTTTGCTTATGTGATCGCATATAAAAAGCAGCCCCAGTTCCAGATCGGTTACAAGGGCCTGATCCAGCTTGCCATGAGGACCGGACAATACCGCTACATCAATGCGGATAAGCTGTTTGAAGGAGAGATCAAGCGCCATGACAAAATGACCGGCGAAATTGAATTGGGGGCCCCTACCGGCTCCAATGTGATCGGATATTTTGCCATGATCGAAACGGTCAATGGTTTTCGCAAGGTCTCTTACTGGACAAAAGAGCAGATCGAAACCCATGCCAAACGGTTTTCTCAGTCTTACAACTCATCACACAGCCCTTGGAAGACCGACTTTGACGCCATGGCCTTAAAGACCGTGCTCAAATCCCTGCTTGGCAAGTACGGCATCATGTCAATCGAAATGGCAAACGCCTTTGCCAAAGACAACGACGCAGATCCCCAGGCGGAAATCGACGCCAATGCCAACCAGGAATTTATTGATGTGGAGGCCGAAGCCGCGGCGCCGGAAAACGGGCAGGAAAATGACCCACCCATTTCCGAAGAAGAAGCCGCAGAGATTGAAGCGCAAGAGGCAGCCCAGGCACCCGGGACAGATGGGCCGGGGTTTTAAAGTGAGGGCATAGAGATGGAAAGATGGCGCGATATTCCCGGAAGGGAAGGCATATATCAAGTCTCAAATAAGGGAAGGTTGAAAAGCTTTAAAGGCGACCCATCCGGGTGCGTCCTTTCTAATAGAAACAAAACCGGGGGGTACTTCAGTGTGGTTTTATGCGCTAAGGGCAGAGATCGGCAGTCTTTGAAGCTACATAGGCTTATAGCTGAAGTGTTTATCCCTAATCCAGAAGGCAAGCCACAAGTCAATCATAAAGACGGAAACAAACAAAACAATTCAGCAGACAATCTTGAATGGGTCACTGAAAAAGAAAATATGGAACACGCAGCAAAATCAAACCCCGCCTTTTTAAAGGAAATGAATAAATGGAATAGAATTGTGCGACCAAAGCGGGTGTTGCAAAGGTCTTTATCGGGGAAGATCCTTGGAGTGTTTTTAAACTGCAAAGAGGCCTCAAGGGCAACAGGGATCTGCGGCAGAAATATTCATCAAGTCGCTTCAAAAACCGAATACAAGCCGGGGTTCATCAGAAGCCAGGCAGGCGGCTTTGTTTGGGAGTTTCTCGATGCAGATTGATACCCTCGCCAGCGGGAGTTCTGGCAACTGTTATATTGTCGATGATAATCATACAAAAATTATGATCGAGTGCGGGATACCCGTAAATCAAATTCGTAAAAAGAGGAGGTTTAAAGTTCATGAGATATCGGGTTGCCTGATATCTCATGAACACTGAGATGGTGACCATTGCAAGGCGGTCAAGGAAATTATGAAATCCGGCATAGACACCTACGCATCTGCAGGCACCATTGAAGCCCTAAAGCTCCAGAGCCACAGACTACATGCTATTCATGCCAAAAAACGCTTTTCAATCGGCACCTGGACAATCCTGCCGTTTGAAGCTGAGCATGACGCCGCCGAGCCCCTTGGCTTTCTCATGGCAAGCACTACAGGCGAAAAGCTGCTTTACCTCACAGACTCCTTTTATTGCAGATATAAGTTTAAAGGAATTTCACACCTTATGGTTGAATGTAACTATAGCAAAGACATTTTGGCCGAAAACATCAAAGCCGGGATTATAAGCCCGGCCCAAATGAAACGGATCTACCGCTCTCATTTATCACTGGATAACCTGATAACGTTTCTATGCAACAGTGACCTTTCCCGGGTCCAAGAAATCCACCTGCTGCATCTGAGCAACGACAATAGCGATGCGGCCCGGTTCAAGAAAGAGATCGAGGCCCTTACCGGCAAGCCAACATATATAGCTTAAAAGGAAAGCATAATGGAGGTAGGAATGAACTTTGAAGTTATTGTTACAAATGAAATTTTGGGAAATTCTCGCCAAATAATGAGCATGGAACAACTTGAGCATTATAATATTTGTGCACTAGCGTGTGCAAGAAAAGCACGGCGAGACGGCAAAGAACACACCATTGGCATGTGGACGGTACGACCGGCCAAGGGCGCCTACCAGTCAAATTCGGGGAAATGAAAAATGGATAAAATTATGATGCTATTGACAATTATCATGGGCATATTGCTGGTAATACTTTTCGTATCTACAACGTTCTTCCCTCAAGATTCTGCTCCAAAGATAACACAAATTATTAACACCCCAATTACAACAATAGAGGCAACTGTCACCGCCTATACGAATAGAGTAGAAGAAACAAACAATGATCCCACACACACCGCCACAATGACAACTCCCATACCCGGACTAACTTGTGCGGTTTCTAGAGACCTGATCTGCTGGCTTGGCGGTAGAATATACATTGAGGGAGTTGGTGTCTGGCATGTTGATGATCTGATGAACAAAAGATATGAACAGTCTATTGACCTGTACATGGGAGATGTCAACGTAGCAAAGACTTTCGGCAAACAGACATTAAAGATTGTCTATTTGGGGAGGTAATAACCCATAAGGAGAAACAAGTGACTGCTCCGCCAGCTAAAGCAGACGGCTTCCAGGGGCAAACCCCAGAGTCTTCAGCCCAAGACTCAAAATGTTGATAGCGGCGTTTTCGGATGTAATAACATGGGAACCAGACGATATGATTAACTCAGGAACATCTTCGCTCCACGACACAGCCGAAGTTGTTTTCCAATATACATTTGTTCCATCTTGAAACAGTACATTCATTCCTTACTCCGGCATTTTTATTTTTCCCTGAGAAATCCAATCCCGTATTCCAGCCTTATCCGCCTCAGCTTCACGCCATGCTTTGTGATACATCTCCCCCCGCAGCCATAACCAGTCGAGCAATTCTCCCGTATCCCAATCCAGCTCCACAGACGGCAGAACCGGCTCAGGGATCGGCTGTACCAGCGCTTCGGGTGGATACATCCTGATCGTCTGCGTCTCCGTCACTACCTGTCCGCCCCCGCAGCCATTCAAGATAAGCAATGGGCACAGACAAAGAAAGATAAGCATCAACTTCTGCGCTCGCTTTTCTAATGCTTGCAATTTCCTCATCCTTTCTACGTATTCTCTCCGCTGCTTCGAGTTCAATTTCCTTTTGCCTTTCAATTCGATTGGCAAGGAGTTGTTCGGTCCTTTCTCGTTCTGCCCGTTCCGCCTGAAGAGAATTGAGAATAGTCTGATTGGCTTGTTGAGCAATTTCATAGTTTCTCTCCGCCAAGTCCCGTTCCGCTCGTGCTACCTGCCCGGAGTACCAAAGCAGAGCGATGAGAAAGATAACACCCACACCCACACCGATCTGGATGAGTAATTTGTTAATCATGGCTTCCTCCACTTGTCATCGAGCGTGGCAAAGCCTACATAAGCTCCAGATAATCCACCAACAAAGAGGTAAAATGATCCTGCAATATCCGCCAAGAACTCACTCTTAGTCACTGCAACAAGAATGGGATAGGCTAACCCCGCTACTACAGACACCCACGCCATTCGTCTGCGGTTTGTCCAACGTAGTGAGGGATTAGGACGATCCATTATCCCCACCTTACCATTAAATTAAATGGGTCTGTGCCCTGAAGTTCCCGAAGCTTCTCCATTGCTTCCCAAGACTCCAGTACTGCTTCCAACTCTCCAAGGGTTCCAAGTTTCATCCCTGGAGCTATGCATCCCACCACATCATCGACAGTATTTCCAGGATGAAGAAGAATATACGTCCTGCCCGGCACGTCTTGCAATATGTAGGACACAGGAAACTTCTCCGAATCCCAAACTTCTACCCGGTACAATCCCTCAGGAATACACGAGATATACGGAGTGTTATCTTTCCACGGCTTCTCAACTGTGTAGCACCAGAAAGACCACCCGGCAGCAGTTAACTTGCCGAAGGTTCCTTGCTCTGAAGTTCTGAATCTTGTGATAAGCATATCGGTCATCATTTCACCTTAACCAAAAAGCGTTTCTTTAAGGGCACATCCAACCAGAGGTACAGTTAAAACTATAAAAATCCAAAACTTTATCTCCAGAGCCTTTACCCGTTCCTTCAGACCTGTTACTCCATTTCCATAGATGCCCCGTTCAATCTTTTCAGTTGTGCGCAGTAGCTCTTCAATTTTGGTCTCTAGTTGGTAAAGTTGTTCCTCCTTCATCTGGTATCCCCCTAACACTTCCCTTTACGCCCGCCTGTCTTGCGGCCAGTTCCGGGGCCTGCATTGTTTCCTCGACCCGTTTTTAGGCCCACGGGCATTCTTAGGAGGACCTGTTTTATCTCTTTTCGGCATTATTTCTTACCCTTCTTTCTGCTCTTGCCTGCCTTTTTATAGGCTATGGCAACAGCTTGATCTTTTGGTTTCCCAGCCCTTCTCTCGCGCCTAATATTTTCAGAAATAGTCTTTTGCATGAGCACGAACCTGTG